GCCGTTAGTGCTTGGTCGGCTGATGTGATACTGACTGATACGTAACCAGCGACAGCATCTTCAATCAGCGTACCAAGGTTGGTGTTGGTGGTAGTACCCCACGTACCGGCCTGTTCGCCCGTAGCGATTAACTCAATCCGAAGATTGGGAGAGTATGTAGAAGGCATGATATTTCCTTACGACATCAAACAGTATCAATCAAAGACCAGTTTGGTGTCTGGTCATCGTTTATTACTTCCCACAAGTAACGTGCTGAAGGCGCATCAACTAACCGCGCCTGCTCTTGCATTGCAGCGACAAAATTAGCCCCTGCAAGAGCGGAATCTAAAAACTGTGCTACTTCGGCTTGCGTTGCTGCAAAGTCAGTTTGAACAGACTGCGCGTTATCAAAGTGTACATCTTCATCAATATTAGCCGCAAAATCAACCTGCGCTGCTTGCGTATTACTACCGGATATCGATTCGCTTACAGTGCGGGGAACAGTACTGGTTGCAGCTTCTGAACTACTGAACGATGCGGTTTCGCTTCTTGCAGCAAACGCTGTCTGCGCTCCTACATTTATTGCGTTTAACTGAATTTCTTCATCAATGTCCGCATTAAAGTCTGCCTGTGCTGTAGTCACTGCACTTGCATTAATTTGTTCAGCTTGCGTTGCTGCAAAATCTACCTGCGCTGCTACCGTTTCACTTACGTTTACTGCTTCGTCATAGGGGCCGAAGAATACTAGCGACGGCACTAAAGTAGCTACCATCTCAACCCGGTCTTCAACAACTTCAATAAATGCAAGCGATGAAATGTTAAGGTCGTATGCGCCTACCCCATCAACAATTGCGGAGGCTAACGGGAATCCACCTTGGAAGGCACTGCTTGCACGTACATTTTCCTCAACTAACGCACCCGCAGTTTGTACACCAGAACTTACCCCAGCAAACGTCGCGGATTCAGCAATAGCCCCGGTAAAATCAACCTGCCCTACTTCGGTACTACTAAAAGACGCTGTTTCGTCTTGTGCTGCAAGCGCTGTTTGTGCCGCTGCATTTATTGCATCTAGCTGAACATCTTCGTCAATCTGACCGTCATAAACTGCCTGCCCGGCAACTGTACTAACTACATTTACAGATTCCGCACTGTTAGCAAACGTATTTCGCTCGCCATTTACTGAATCTAAAAGAGAAACGGTCTCCGCCTGCGCCGCTACAAATGTACCGATGCAGGTTTGGGTAAAGGAAACACGGACGGTCTCAGCAACTCCTACAGCAAACGCTGATAACCCCCATCCAGTTTCCCCCCACGTACCGGAACTCCAGCCGCCGTCAACCATTATTTAAGCAGCGGTCAGTTGCGCCTCTTCAAACCAACGAGATTGCGTAACACCATCCGCGTCAGTCCATGAAACGAGGTAGTGAAAATTACCATCTTCATCCATGCGCAAAGCCTCAACAGGACCTTGTGGAATGATAGCAACGAGTTTTACGGTATCGCCTTTTTTGAACGTGGTAGCCATGATTACTCCTTAATTAAACAGCATCAGCCGAGAAGGTGTAAGTGACATTCAGCGTGTCGCCATTAGCCACAACCTTATCGCCGCCAGTAAAATCACCTGCTGAAAACAGGATGCCTGAAGTGCCCGACGCAACCGACGCCAAGAACGCACCTGCAACTGTCGTGGTGTTGTTGATGTTAAAAACAGCAGGGCTTGCCGAGTTGTCGATAACAGATGGATCGGCAGTAGTTGCCGTACCAAACGACACTAACTTACGGCTACCGGAATAGTTTGTATCCTCAGTCCATGCCTTAGACGCTAGTGTGTCCGAAGCAGCAAACGTAGTGCCAGAGCCGGGGCCGGTTACCAGACCCAGATACCAAGCGGCGGTATAAGCCGAACCTTTGAAGTACTTGGTATTCAAGTCTTGCAGACCTTGGTTAACAACGAGGTTGTGGAACGGCTCTTCCCACTTTAGGTTGCCGTCTTTGTCAAAGCACTGTACCTTGAAAACACCACCAAGTTTGACGCGACCATCACCAGTCGTGGACATACCCACACCAGCTTGAACAGTCTCACCCATTTGTGATTTTGCGATAGGCATGATTACTACTCCTTATGGAAAACGAATTAAAGCCGTCGTAGCCGTATTTGCTGGCATTGTGACGGTGTTGTTGGCTGAAGTAAACGTCTTATCTGAACCAAAGTCCAGCACTGCTACGGTTTTGTTGCTACGAGTTACGTTATAGATCAAAGCCCCACGAGCCACAAAGTTTGCACCGGGCCACGACACGTTGTTAAAGTCTACGTACACCGTACCGGCCTCTGGGCCTGTGGTTTGAGTGCCGAGCGTTGCGCCTGTAACCGCCACCCCACCTGCCGCGTAGCCTGTACCGACCACTTCGTTGGTGGGTATGTACACTGTTGTCAGCGGACCAATATCAGCAAACGCCGTATACAACGCCATATACAACGTATCGGTCAGCAGGTTTTGCCCCGCTTGGAGCATCTCCTGCTTAAAGCTGTTGGTCAGTCCCTGTTGAATCGCCATTACGGATTCACCTTAATCTTAGCCTGACCATCACGGTAAGCATCACCACGCTCCAGACCTGTACCCAGACGGTTGAGTTGACCAAGTGCCTCGTCGTACTTGGCTTTATAAACAGCCAGCATGTCTGTTTCGCCTTTCAAGAAGATATAGGCTTCAAGCATCGTACCGTACAGCAGCACCGGCGAATAGCTGTCACCCAACCATGTACGACCGTCAGCCGCTACCGTGATTGATTCAGGATAGTAGTAATAATGCAACTCGACGTTGTACAGGATGTTAGGCGTTGGGCCAAGAATGAAGCTGAGTTCGTCCGTGATGGTGCTAGATATAACAGTCGGGCCAAACAGCGCGTAGTACTTCGGGATACCCGTCTCGTTCGGGTTTGGGTACGCAGCCCGGATGAAGTTCACATCCTTGTTCAGCAGGTACTCGTAGTTACCACTAGCGTCAATTACTGCCATCGAGAAGACCGACAAGAAGTCAGTCGGGCAAGACAAATACTGATTACCGCCAGTGGTTACACCCGTGACGTTCTTACGAAGTGCAGGAATCTGCACCGTGTTATAGATGCGCTCTTCGGCCTGCTGGATAAACAGGTTAATCTGATCTGTACCATCAGACGAAACAACACCCGTCCCTGCTACGTTCGTCCACGTGTTTGTGGGGAAGTCGTTCTGCAGGTAGTCCTTGACCGCAATGAACAGCTCGTTATAAGTCACGGTTCACCTCAACCCATCGGGCCTCGTGCCATTGTGCCTTTGGTAGCCGCGCCGGTACCACGAATCTTGATGCCGGTCGTCTTGGGTTCCTTAAAGTTACCCTTGCTGATACCCACCGCAATATTCATCTCGTTCATGTATTCAGCACCAGACTTTTTCGGCACCTGCGCTTTAACTTCTTTACCGGCCATAGTGTGTGGCTCCGCATAAACAGAAGCTGGGCCTACTTCTTTGCCGTTTTGCTTTTGTGAAAATTTAGCCATTACTTGCCTCCTTGGTTCTTCACTCGCGCCATGTTACGGCCCATGCTCTTTAGCATCTCATTAGTCACGCCGCCTTTAGCCATTTTCTTGGCTCCGTGCATGCGCTTCTCGTGTCCTTTGACTGCTTTGTCGGCTACCGACTTCATTGACTTCTTGTCCATGCTTACTCCTACGAGATAGTTACATTGCCTATTACACCAACAGAAGTCAAAGCATTTGGCGTTAACCCTGCGTCGTTTGCTCTTGATCCGCCTACTGGTGCCCAACCCCACTGGATGACTCGGCTACCTTCTGCCGGTACACCATCCGAGTCTACTGCGATGCCGGGTGTTGCTGTCAACTGTAGTCCTGTGGCTCCTGACTGGTAGTAGCTCAAGTCCTTACGTGGATCACGCAGCGCCTGCGGATCATCCACCGGATACATGCCTAACTGCAACTGCGGCTGATCCGGGTCCCAACATGATGGGCACACCAGCAAGTTATAGACCTTAGTCTTCAAGACCTGCTTCTTCAACTCCTTGAGCTTGTACCTCTGTCCGCAGCGGTCACATTCCGCAATCGCATGTTTACCAGAGGCAAACCTATTTCCCATCAGACACCACCAGTAATGTACTGCTGACGCGGCACCAGACGATCTGCGGCCTTCTCACGATCTTCGCTTGCTGCCAACTCCCACGCCTCGTCATACTGCGCCTTCAGAACAGGCAGTCTGTCCATCGCGCCCGGCACTTTCAGCGCCAGATAATATGATAGCCCTGCCACCAAACACGGCACAAATCTGAACGGCACATCCATCGTCTTGGTACCACCACTACCCGCATCCTGTACGCGACGCAACCGCCAGTAAACGAACTGGTACGTGGTTGCTGAATCTGGGGTCGGCCACACCGTGACGCTGTTCTTCTGCACCAGATCAATTGCTGCACCCGTCAGATGGCTTGCTGCGGTTGTGCTGTTTTGTCCTCGCACGCAGTTCAGCAAATACGCTGGGTTGCCGTTCGCCGCAGGCTGCGTTTGGTTGTAGCCAATCAATTCGGTACCAATCCGCACGAACCCTGCAAACGGTACACCTTCCAACGACGTGATCGGGATCGATGTTGCCAAGGCATTAATAGTGCTCTGGACAGTACCTAGCAACCGCGAATCGCCGCCCGTCATACGCTGAATCCATACCTGAATTGGTCGGCCTTGAATCAGCTTGTTTGGAATCGTGGCGTATGTGGATACGCTTATTCGAGTGATTGTGAGATCAGCTTGGTTGCTAGGCTGATTGGCGTTCGTTCTGATGACGTGATCAAGTAAGTCTACGGTGTCATCCGGCAGCGCGTAGGTTGGTTGCCCTTGTACAAGCGGAATGGACAGTTGCTCAAATGTCCACATGTTCAGACCACGGTTCGCCCAATCAGCAAACAACAGGTTCAAGGAGCGCCGTGCCGTGCGCAAGTCATAGCCCGTACGCAGTTCGCCACCGGCGCGTTCAAACGCTTCCTCAACGATGTCGTTCAGGTCAAGGTTAAAACTGGATGTGCCGGAAGTGGTCATTACTTACCTTTATTCCTGTGCGGTGCTACTTTCTTCGCAATCGTCTTCGGCTGGGCTACGAACTGTTTGCCCGCTTTCTTTCCCGCCCGCTTTGCCCGTGTTGTGGCTGCGTACTCCGCTGGACTCAACGCTTTGATAGCGTCTTCTGGCAGGTACCTTTCGCCAGTCTTCGATGACGGCTTGCCACTCTTTGTGCGCCATTTCTGCTCCGTCCACGCCTTCAGGCTTTGCTGCGGGGCTTTCATCTCACACTATCTTCCCACGGGTCT